ATGTTTCAAGGTGCTTTGTTTAGCATAATCATCATGGAGCCAGTAGTCATAGATGTCGGGTATCTTGACAAAAATTGACATGTATGAGGCGGGGTTGCAGCGTTCCGGAGCGTCAACGGTCGTTGGAACTTTTGTGAATCGAAGTTTTACTGACATACCAGCGGTACGTTCGGGTTCAACGACGATTGAAAACTCTTTACCAGTAATAAGAGTGATGGTGGCCCATGTTTTCCAATTTTCAGTGTTGTGGATGTAGGAAAAATTAGTGTCGCAAAAAGACATATGAGAATTATCGCCGACGGTGCGATAGTTATAAAAAGCGTAAGTGCCCGTGTGCGCACGGGCGGTCGTGGCGTCTTCACCATAAAATAATTCAAGAGGTATGAAAACAAATGCAACGAGGACATCAAGAGAATGCATGACGAAAGTGTCATAAACATCACTAGGTGTCATGTCATAAATAGAATGTACAGCAAGGGCAAACTTGGATTTATATTTACAGCATTGTGAACCAAGTGTGCAGAATGATGGTTGAAAACGGCGACCGACAACGTCGGCAGCCATTTGGGAGAAAACGCGTTGTTTAATGTCCGCAGACAGATTATCAGTACGTGGTGCAAGTTGAGAAGCATAACGAGCGCAATCACGAGCGGAATGAGCGAGTAAACAGCAATGTGAACCGCCCTTGTTACCAAGGGTGCGAGTAATATTGCCACCTATGTCGATCCAGCGAGGATAGCGATTGGCTTCTTCAATACCATTAGCGTAGTCTATCCATAAAATAGACGCAGCAATTGGATGAGAACAATCACGTATGTTATTGTGAGCCATTTCAACGATACGATTGGGAAAAGAAGCACGTAATAGTTTGAGTTGTGCATCGTTGAGATAATAAGGAACTTGTATGGCATTAGCGTGATGTGTAGCGACATGGTTGGTCATAGAATCGTGATAGGGAGCAAGTACGGTGTCTTTCAAGTTAGTTGATAACTCGGCGAGACGTGGGTAGTACATGATGCGAATCACTAGCGTATAACTGAGCGTGTCGAAT